GCCGGCAGGCATCTGCGCGCCGCCATAAAAGGCCACAGCTGGCCGGATGGCACCAAGGCTGTTGGTGCCCAGCACATAGCTCTGCGCGCCCTGTTGCGCGCGGTAGGTGGTCCCGCTCCATTTTGAGCTGGAGGAGGAGCGCACCCGTTCGGGATGGGTGACGGTGGCCTCGAGCACTTGGGTGTTTCCGAGGTAGCTGAGGTCCGAGTGAAAATGCAGATCGCCCAGTTGCGCAGCCGTTGGGTTCGCATAGATCGCAGGGTCAGCATCGCCTTTGTAGATGAACGCCTTGCCTGACGCGCCATCGACGTGAAGTGTGCGGGCCATGTGATTACCCTTTCCAGCGCATAAAGGCGGCTATGCGCGCGCGCCAGACCGCATCCAGCGTGACCGCGCAGGACAGCCTGTTGGCGAAATGATGCAGGAAGCGGCCATCACCGAGATAAACGCCGGCGTGATTGGCCGCCCCGGGTGTGTGGTCATCGTCTTGGGTCATGGCAAAGAGAATGCCGTCACCGGGTTGGGGGATCACGACCCGTTCCCAACGGTCCATCTCGGGATTGGTCACAAAGGCTCCGTCGGTCAGCAGCTGGTTGGCCAGTCGCGCAGGGCTGTCGGTGAGCGGCTCCATCGCGATGCCACGCTCGCGCGCCATCCAGTCGCGTACCAGGCTGTAGCAATCAAAGCGGCCGAGCTGATAGGGGCGGCCCTCGTAAGGTGCGCCATCTGTCTCCCAAGCCGCAGGCAGCAGGAGTTGGTGGCGGCCAGACGGCCATTCCAGTTCCACCAGTGGGACGGTCAGCGCGGCACAGCGCACATCCAATGCCGTGCCTGTCTGCGGTGTTAGATGAGCAACCTTGGCAATATCAGCGAACAGCTGTGCGGGCTTTTTGCTGGCGAGTGTCATGCGGCCGCGATCGTTGGCGAGCCAAAACCCGCGCGCAGGATCCTCCACCCAGGCCTCGCTGGCAGCAATCAAAGGGCCGAGGTTGGTCAGTTGCAGAGCTATCATGGGCGTATCAGTCAGAGGCTTATCATTCATGAGTCATACCGTGATCGTGATGGTTTTGGCATTGAGGTCGATCCTGAACTTGCCATCGGCGCTGCGGATCACGCCGGCGGTCGCGGTGCCGATGTCGGAGGTAATGGCGGATAGCTGGGTGACGCTGATCTTCCCGGCATCGATGGCACCTGCCGCGATCAGGCCTGCGGTAACAGCGCCAGCCGCGATCTTCTGCGTCGAGATTGCGCCTGCCTGAATGGCATCAGCAGTCACGGCCCCGGCGGCAAGCTTGCCGGTTGTCACGGAACCGGCGGCCAGTTTGACAGCGGTGACGGCTCCTGCCGCAATCTTGCCCGCCTCGATGGCGCCCGTTGCAATCTTGGCTCCCGAGATCGCCCCGTTGGCGATCTGGGCCTCAATCAGCGCGCCCGTGATCTTGGCCGCAGCGATGGCCTCGATTTGTAAGTTGTTGAGCTGGCCTTCGATCTCACTGGCCGCAAGGCCTGAACGCCAAACGCTTCCGGTCCATCGGTAAAGCTTGGTGTCAGTCGTCAGATACACCGTCCGACCGGCAAAGTTGCCGGTGGATGGCAGTGCTCCGAGGATTTCCACAGAAGCGAGGTTGGCGTCTGCCAGTAGACCTTTGATCCCGCCGCGCAGATCAGCACCGTTGAGATAGATCCCCGGCGTGGTGACAGAGAGCCAGCTGGACCATGCGGTGGGCCGGTCGAGGATGTAGCGACCGCGCACCTCGTATTCCGTTTCCGGCAGCAGGCTATCAGAGATCAAAACGTATCCAGCCGCACGGTCCGCCAAGCCGCTGGAGACGATCTGGGCGGTGGCTTTGATCCTGATCTCATAGCACACGAACAGTGCGTCGACTGCGGCAGTACCAATCCATGCCAGTGAGATGGCAGGCCGGCGGTCTAGCCCCAGCGCGTCCTTGAGCGTGCTTGCCGACACCGACCATCCCTCGATCACCTGTGGTGGACGGGGGGAGAGCCCGGTGACTGGCACAACAGCGGGCAAGTCTTGCGCTGAGGTCCAGCCATAATCGCTGGGGTCGCGCTCGCGCAGAACCAAGTCTTGATTGATGGTGCCAGGCTGATCGATGATCTCGACCACCTCGAATATCTTGTTGGTGTAGCCGTTGCGGACACTCGTCCAGGCGATGGTATCGAGGGGCTCAAGCAGGAATGCCCGAGGCGGTAGCACAAGCCGGTGCGTGCGGAAGCGGCGCGCGTCCTTGATATAGGCGCTCATCAGCTGTGCGACTTGGGATTGGATTGAACAGGCGGGAAAGTTTATGCTTGTGGGCAGGCGGCGGCCGGCATCCTCGGCCTCCCAAGCCGCGTTTAGGATTTGTGGCGCTTCGCGCGAGGTCCACAGGCTGGCGGGCTCAGGATATTCTGACGAGATCGCATTGGCGCTGGCGGCCAGCCCTGGAAACGGGTCCAGCTCTTGGGGCTGAGATATTACAATGTCGTCGTCAGTAATAAACTGCACAGGGGCCGTGGGCGCGCCCACGCGCATCCGAAACACACCGCCCATTTCACTGACTTGACCAAGGCAGGTCTTGGCTAACTCGTCGATGACTTCGGCCGGGGCCATGTTGACCATGACCTCGAGCCCGGCTGTAAAGCTGGGACGATCACCAATGGGTGCATCACAGGCGTTCATCGCGGCAAACCAGTTATCACGCGGCAGATCATCAGCGGGCACGTCGCCGCCCCAGATCTCGCCAGTGGGCAGGCGAATGCCGCGCAGGATGTTGTAGATCATCACTGCCGGATTGGCGGAGCGTGCCCATGTCGCGGGGTTGGACCAGCGCTGCGCGCCGCTGCCCCCGGCGCTGCTGTCATAACGCGGATCGTAAAGCGGGATGCCGTCGACCTCAAAGCGGACCTGTGGCAGGTTGTTGAACACCTCGCGGTTGTAGCGCGCGGTCAGGATCGCATAGGCGGTGCCGCGACCGACAAAGCTCGAGGACCAAGGCCGGTCGGGGTAGCTTGAATAACGCGCAACCAACATGGGATCGGCTGCAGTCTGGCTGCCATCGTAGAACTTGATCCAGGCATGGTCCTTGCCGCCGACACGCTGACCCAAAAGCGGGAAGCCATAGTCGCCATGTGCGCTGCCACCCAGATTGGAATAGCCGTCGTTCAGAATGACACGGTTGAGGCCGATGCCCGGCAGATCACTGAGCTCGATCACAAAAGTCAGATACCCGTTCGGGGTATCGCCATCGTTGTGGCTCATCGGCGGGCAGACATGGTGTCCTGCTGTGGCTGTGCGCCCGAGTATAAATGCCTGTGGCTCGGTGCCCCCGGTGGTGGTGACGGCCGTCTGGATACCGCTTTGCTTGATCGTGGGCTTGGGCGTCAGCGCGCGTGCAATCAGCGAAATGCCGGCCGAGATGGCGGTATTTACAATTATCGATGCGATGAACGAACTTGCCGCAAAGGCCTGAACCGCAACAAATGCGCCCTGAACTGCGGCAAAGACGGCAGCACCGACTGGTGGCATCAGCGTATCTCCAGTTGGAATGCACGACGCATCTGGCCGCGCGGGACAAGCCCGAGGCCCTCAGGGCGCAGGCAATAGATCATCTCGCCCGCGACGATCCCGAAGGCTTGATTGTCCAGGACGGCGATGTCGCCGACCTGCGCGAAGGCGGGTGCGACCTCGGGCAGATGGGCGGCAGCGAATTCCACATGGTCTGTGAAACCTGCGTCCTCCAGCAGCTGCTGGCCGCGTCGCAGACTGCGGTATTGGCTGCGCCACCCGCGGGCGAGATCCTGTCCGGTGGCAAGCTTCACCCAGCCGGCTGCGAACAGCGCGCAATCATGGCGGCCCGGACGAAACGGGCGCTGGCCGGCATCAGCAGCATAGGCAATGAGCAGCGACAGCCGGTCCATCAGGCGCGCTCCCGCTTCTCGCCCCACCAGACGCCGACCTCGCCTGCAATATCGGCATAATCTCGGAACCGGTCACCGGCATTGCGGCGGCGCATCTCGGTGTCCGAGCGGGTAAGCGTCAGGGCGCGCGTGAGGCCGCGCGCGGCGCTGGCCAATGTGACGGTCGCCTCGCTGGTGCCGCCCACTTCACCCGTTTTGATCTTCACCTCGTCCACCCAGCCGCGAAACACGCGGATGGGCTCGGCAATGAGCTGCCCTGTCTCAAGTGACAGCAAGCCGCGGTGCACTTCGGCTGGCGCCAGCCGGGTATCATAGCCGCGCAAAAGCAGTGCCACCTCGGGCGTCAGCGGACTGAGCGTCGCTTGTAGCATCCGAACCTCGAGCCCGATGCCGGCGCGGATAGGTTCAACGCCAATCAATCCACCTGCGCCGTAATAGGTCCGATTGGCGCCATTGATGGCAATGGTTAGGTGGTCATCGCCCTGCCACAGGCCGAGGGCTTCCGGCGCGCCTGTCGATCGGTTGCGTCCAATGACATGCACCATATGGCGGCTGGCCACGCCAGTGTGGGCGGAGAGATACTCCGCTGATGCCGTGTCTAGAATGCGCATGGGATTACCTGAGGGTCTGAATGAAGTCGAAACTGGCGCCGCGGCTGATCGCCTGGCGGCCTGATCCATAAGTTGGTTCTGGTAGAAGCCGCGCCTTACAGGCCGGGCGGATCAGCAAGACGGTAAGGCCCGTCACGGCACCAGGGCGCAGGTTGGGCACTACCTCCAGCATGGGGGTCAATCCGGTGCTTGAGGCCGTGCCACCCACCACAATGCGGTGCAGCGCATGGCGGACCGGACTGTTGCCATACTGAAACCCGAGCATGTCGCCCGCGCTCAGCACATATCCGCTTGGTAACCCTGTGATGCGCAACTCGCGCATATTGCTGGCCACCGTGTGGATTGTGACGGTGCGGGTGCCGAGAACACTGCCTGTCGGGTCTGACGCTGGGCCGATGTAGCGCGGATCATGGCACAGAAACGAGGCGCCGGGCTGATCCATCAGTGCAAGCAACGCTTCCATCTGCGCGTGACGCGGATGGTTCGCCTGCGCCAGCCGAATGCTGCCGGTCCACAGCGATGCCCCAAGGCTGGCACTGATCACCGTGCCATCGCCAAGCCGCGTATGCTCTTGCGGATGCGAGAGCCGAAACGTCACCTCCACGACGCGCAAGGCGCCAAGGAATTGCGCAAAACTCAGCGGATAGGTCAGTGCCATCAGCCGCTCCGCCTCGGATCTTGGCTGACGCGCGCCACAGTGCGCGGTGCAATCAGCCGGTCATAGTGTTGCAGACTGCCTTGGACAATCTCGACGGATTGCGCCCCAGCCTGCTCCATGATGCTGCCCATGAGGCCTTCGCCCAGCTCGATGCGCACACGCGACATGCCACCACCACCAGCACCGTATTGCGCGGTCTCACGCCGGTTCAGAACCCGCTCTCCACGCTGCAGGATCGTGGGGACCTCATCCGGGCGCAGCCCGGCCCAGCCACCTGCGTGCATACGCGGCGCGCCAGCGAACGCGAGAGCCGGCACCTGCCGGGAGTAGCCGGAGAGCCCAACCACACCGCCAGCGTGCGACACGGCCGCCGTGACAGCCGATCCGCCGCCAAGGCCACCAAAGGCACCCGACAGCGCATTGGCAATCGGTCCAAGCACCGCGTTCCGGAACTGCAGGACCGCGAGGTCCTCGAGGATCGAGGCCACAAGGCCTTTGAAGTCGAGCTTGCCCGTCTTGACGAAATCGCGGAATGCATTCTCGGCAGACTGGAAGCCGTTGACCAGCG